TTTTTTTTTCCTCGGTGGGGTTTCTTTGGATTCCCATATTTAAATCATTCCCAAGGATTCGTGATTCAGTCATTGCCGTGACAATCTTTTCAAGTTCATTGGCATCAACATCCTCTAACCACGCACCGACTTTGAATTTATTATAGTCAATTTCGTTGCCTTGTTCTTGGTCGTTTGCTAATAAACCACAATAAATGATTTCCCGAATTACACTCAATGATATTCCACCTTCAAAGATATCCCCTAATTGGTCAAGTGAAATGTTTAATTCATCGGTAAATGCACTCCAAAAGTTCATTGAGAAGTGCATAGTCCTATTCTTACCACCAATTTTTAGGTCGTGGTAACCCCTCCTTTTGTTCCCCATTATGTATTAAAATTACGAGTTGACCGCAGTTGTAATTGATCCGGTAGTCACGATAGTTCCTGAGTAGGTAACCGCACTCTCCATTTCGCCACTTGTTTCAATTGAAGTGATAAATCCTTCACCTGAAAAAACAGTATCACCGGTTGTGGTAGTTCCAAAAGACCAATCGATTTTTGAACGGTTCTCCATAAGCGTAGCCATTGCCGGTACATTTTGGGTGTCCGTATAATCAACAAGACCTTCAAAGCTAATTTCTCCACTTCTAAGTCCGGCGATCACCTCTTGATAACCTCCTGAATCTTTGCTTGTTGCCTCCGGGGCATCCATAGACAACGAAAGAGATGCACTCGTTGAGTGACCGATAGTTGCTAAAGTACCGCCATCTGCGATAAATTTTAATAATAAATTCGTTCCGTTGTAAACAGTAGATGCCATAATTCTTTATTTTTTACAAATATAATACTTTTTAATTTTTCTTTTAATTTATTACTTCGGCATAAAGTTTAAAAACCTCATCGCCTTCTAATACTCGGTTGAATATCCTTACTTGGTCTAATTCGCCTTCTGCATAAGTTCCACCTTGTAAACCACCCATTGCAAAATAAGTATAAGCACCAATAGATGCACTTGATGTATCAGAAGTACCCTCTACAAGTAAAGAACCATTAACGTAAACTTTAAATGCATTTGAATTTGATGTTCCATCCCAAGTAAAAACAACATTATGCCAATCAGTAGTTGAATAAGTGGTAGAACCCGTTGCTGAACCCGCTAAAGATGAAGTTCCTTTTGCTACTAAAGCACCAAATGATTGATTATACCAATACACAGTAACCCCTTTACTCGCAGTCGCTAATCCTTGACCTAAAATATATTCTGTTCCTGTACTACCGTTAGGGTTATACCAAAAAGAAACAGAAGATGTACCATTTGGAATTACTTGATTTGTACTTGTAATTGCACTACTACTCCCATTAAACACCGCCGAATAAGAATCAAATAAGGCATCAGAAGTAGAATAAACGTAATTATCAGAACCATTATTTGACCCGGTACTGTCGTTGGCATTGTTTTCCATTTTATAGAAAGCCACTTCACTACTATCACCAAAAGGGTCGGATGCGCTTTTAGTTATGTAAGCTTGTTTTTCATCATTAAATAATCCCTCCACTTGGGTAGTTGTAACGGCGGATGAAAATAATCTTATTTGATCTATATTTCCATCAAAATTATATGTGCCTACATACCCATCATAATATCCTACTTGAATTGCATTTGCAGTTTTTGTTCCTGTACTTAGAGAGTGACTTATAGCAGGAGTAGTATTTCCATCAAGATAAAGCTTTTGTGTATTATCCGAAGTTTTATTGACCAATACAAGATGATGCCAATTACCATCATTTATAGCCACTGTACCGGCCGTTCTGTAATTAAGACCACCTGAATAATAGTTGGCTATGGAAAGTTTACCTGCCCCGCCTGATGATGAAGATTCCATTTGAATATAAAAACCATAATTAGTCCCAAAATCAGATATTATGGCTGATTGGTTTGATGCTGTGGTCTTAATCCATAAAGACACGCTAAATGAAACTCTTGCCGTCCCATTATTACCTATTCCACCATCTGTTATAGTCACAAGACTACTACTCCCATTAAGCACCGCCGCAGTTCCAAATCTCCCAAATTCATAGGTGATGTTTGATTCAGTACCATCATAGGAAGCAACGCCCATCGATTCTTTTGCATCCCCATCAAGATTGTAGTTAGCGGTGCATCCAAATAAATGACTTTGGGTTGTTCCGGTGTAAACACAAGCGGTTTCGGAGTAAAGTGTGTCTATCTCATTTACTCCGCTATTATCTGTCAACAACGCTCTGTTAAATATTCTTACTTGGTCTATTGAGCCAATAAAATAATCTTGGGCGGCTATATTAGTTCCTTGTAAAGCTCCAATATTTACCGCTTCATTACTTATGAATCCTACTGTGCCAACAGTTTGAGTTGCATAGGTAACCTCTGAGCCATTTATATACAATTCTCCCTTCGTATTAGCAGAAAAAACTACCGCAACGTGAGTCCAAGTGTTTAATGGAATAGATTCATTTGAGATCAAAGTAGTTGATGCAGGGTCACCATTATAGCCATCAAATTGTAATTTACCTGATATTACTCTCAGTAGCCATCCTTTACTGCTACCTGAATATCCGTAAGTTTCAATAATTGTTCTTGTTGAACTAGTATTACTCACATTAATCCAAGCACTAACAGAAAGAATTGTATATTGAAAACTCCCACTTGGCAATGATATTTTACTACCGCTACCATTAAACCTTGCACCCCAATTTATATGCCCATCCGTTCCAAATTCAACGTTGGATGCAGTTCCTGAATAGTCAGTAGTCGCATCCGGGGCGGTACTTGCATCATAATCCAAAGAGTATAATGCAATGCCACTTGAATCATCAAAAATATCTGTTGTGTCAGTTGTACAAGATGGTGTAACCCCTCCGGCACCGGTAGTTATTAATCTTTTGCCTATGCTCATACTAAGTCATCAATTGATGGTGGATCAAAAAGGATTGGTGTCCATATCACTACATTTTTCTTTGTAGTCAACGCATCAATTTCTGTTTCCCTTTCATCAACCTTTGTTCTTATACTTGCCCTTTCTGTATTTACATCATCGGGGATTGCAGTTCCTAAATCTGCCTTTCTTGTAACATACCAATCGGTTTTTGCAAGTTCATTATTTGCCAAATCTTTAACCGCTTGTTTTTTTTGTGCCTTTAATTCTGCAAGTGTTTCACTTATTGTCTTGTCACTCTTTGGATATGTGAATTGATTATCATCCGAATCAAATTCAATCTCTCCAAGTTCTTCAATCCTTGAATCATAAGATGGTTTTACAACATCAAAAAATCCTTCAGATTCAAGAACCTCAGTTGATGCATTTCTAAAATTTACAATATGACCGGATGATCCATCCCAACTTTCGGGCAAACTTCTAAATATGGTAATAATACCGTTGTTTTCTCTTGCTTTCATTTATGATGCTATTTGTGAGATTGAATACCAAGCCTCGGTGACTGATACAAATTTCATTTGAATTAAATTCTTGGCACTTCCGATATCGCTATATGTCCCGGAAAGTTTGTTGTATGTTCCCGATGCGGTGTTTATTGTTCCAAAAGTAATCGTATAAGAACCGCCCCCTCCGGTAACGACAAAAGTTTTAACATCGCCAATGTTAACATTTGTAAAATTAAGTGTTGCCGAATGTCCAAGTGTTAAAGTAAAAACATCGGCTAAAGCCGTATCGACTGCAATTGTAGCACCCGAACTTAATGCTTGAGATGCTGAAAATTCAACTCCTAATTTGTCGTAAGTAACCGAATCATTTGCTAAAAATCCACTACTAAGTGAAGTGGCAACCGTACCATCCGCCAAAAGGATTTGGCTTGATGATCCGCCGGTTTTAACAAACGATGTTGCCTCCAACCTTCCGGTGGTGTCAACTTGTATATTTAAGTCATTACCAACACCATCAGTCAGTTCTTTTGTTGATGATGATGCGGCGGCATTATCAGTCAATTTGATAAGACCTTGATAAGTATCTTTTATTTTTAATCCCGATAGTGTAGTACCCATAATTAATTTTTTACAAATTTAACAAATTTATATTTCATCCCATAATTCAGTTTCCACATTCCAATTTTTAGTCAACACCTCCCAAGTTTCCGGCAATCTTTCGTTGTATCTGTCCCACACTTCATTAATAGAATCCCAAGTAAGTGGAATGACATAGTTATAGGATTGCCATCTGTCCTCTGTATTATTCCATAAATCCTCAAGATTGTCCTGAAGATACTTCTTAATTATCTTCTTGGTTTTCTTAGACCTTGAAATTACATTAAAAGAAAGACCAAGCATTTATTTTGGTTTTCTTAGATAACATATAATTTGACCGTGAGTGATTGAAATATCGGTAAAATTACCATAAATGATATGCCCCTCTTTAATCGAAAAACTTGTAAATCCATCATCCCCTCCGGGGGTGTCGTTTGTAAGTGTAATGGTAGAATTTTCGGTGCATTCTATTGAACAGAAATATTCACCACTTGGCGTTGATGCATTGCCGTGGGTGTAATCCAAAAGGCGAAATCCATAATCGCCGAATGACATTCGATAAAAATTATTTGAGGAGTACAAGTCACGAGTTGCCATATTTATCTTCTTTTACCTTGACCACGAGATTTCTTTTTCCACCCTTTTTGGTTTATTGATGCATTCTTTGAATGAACACCGGGTCGTTTTCTTTTCGTGGCTTTTACAAAATTAGTAATATTTTTCGCCATTATTTATGGAGTTTATTTCCAAACACCTTTTCAACCCCACGACTTCCAAAATATCCTCCCAAAATCACTTGCATTAGACCGGTGATTGTTGTTAGGTCATATTCCATATACCAACCAACGATGTAAGAAATTGTAAAAAAACACAAAGTTAAAGGGCGGACATTTTGTGCCAACCAACCACTTCTGCTATCTGCCACCCACCTTCGGGTCACGCCATCCATTTCGGCTCGTTCTAATCGCAGTTTTTCTAAAGCCACTTCCTTATCCTCGGATGACATATCTGAGCCGCCAA